GCTGCACTAGTTGATTTACCTGACTGTCGTGGCATCAAACTGATACTAAAACGATAGTTATGATAGGTGTGTATCAATCGCTTTTGATAATCATAGGGATGATACACCATGCTACCTTTTGTGGGATGTTGTATATAAAAGAAGTTATCCATGAAGTATAGATAACCCGTGTCTGGATCACAGCACTTTATAAAGTCCTGTAATTCTTTATCGTTTTTAAATTTCGTTTTAGTGTATGGGTCTTTAACTAAAGACGCTGGGCCTGTTTTATTCATAACAATATTTATTCAAAATATGCTAACTCTTAGAAAATGGGTCCTCACCTGTGATGTGTGGTTTTGCGAACATGAGTTTAAACCACGCTTGATCACCTGGTTTGATGTTATTCTCACGCATATATTGTTGCTTTTTAGCTGCTAATTCATGTAGTGATGTATAAGAGTATTCACCTGTTACTTGTCCAGACCCACTCAATCGTTTTAATTCATCTAATGTCATATCCTTCTCGGGGAGTTTTACGTCCTTGAGTTTGGAATAACCGTTTTGAATCTTTGCTTGCTTGAATGGGTCAAACATTATGTCAATTCTTGCCAACCTAATTGCGCTAATAAATCAGCATTTGGACTAGTAGATGCTGCAACTAGTGTTATAACATCACTAACACCTGCAATAGTTCTACCCAATTGATATTGGAAGAAACTTAATGCACTTAACTCTAATTGTGTTCTAGCACTTACAAACCCGCTTTGAATTTGTGTTCCTCCTGTGAATGAGGTTGCACCTGTATCATACTGAACAGACCCAGTTGAACTGGTTCCTGTCCATGTTGCACCAGTAAGTGTTGCATTTAATAATAATTTATATTGATAATAGTTTACACTAGTACTTAAAAAGTCTAATTGTGTTGGTAATACAATACTATCTTTTCTTCCAGGGGCAAGACGAATACTTACGATAGGATAGAAAGTATCTTGACTGGTTAATCGCAATGCATTTATTCCTGTACCTGCGGCTTCAGTTACACCATATTCAGTATAACCACCTTCACTAATTACTGTACAACAAATTTGAGTCATTGTACTAGAACCTGTAGTAGGACCTGTATTAGTAATTTCATATCGTATAGGTAATGTAGCAGTGGTCATGTATGTTGTTGTATTACCTGAAACATTTGCGTGATTAAAGGTATGACAAATATAATATACACCATTGATAATGAATCCAACACGAACACTACCGACACCTAACCATTCAACATCTGCCCAAAAGATTTGATCCAGTGCAGGATTTAATGTGATTCCGCTAGGATTAGTCGCTCCACCTGCACCATTTAACCTGTCACCGTTCCATGAACTTTGTGCAATTCTAGTTTCAGCAATACTACCTGAACTATAACTACGAATAACCATGTTAAGAGTAGTTCCATCAACTTCAAAGAAAATACCGTTCTGAGCACCAAAGAAACCAACTCGCTGACGCAAGTTTGCTTTGGTTGTGTTCATACAGAATGACATTAATGTTAGTAAACTCTTGCCAGGTTGATAGGGGAATACTCGTTTTGTTTCTCTTATGATAGAATCACCTGATGTTGCACCAATAGCTAGTGTAAATGTACTTGTATCTGCTTGGTAAGTTACAGTAGCGGTGCCACTTGTACTAGAATCAAACTGTCCATGGTCGTAATATCGTTGTTGAGTATCAAATAATGTGAATGGCTCACTAACACGCAATCTACCAAATGCATCTGTTGCAGGAGCAGAAAATGCTACAGTAGATGTACCTTGTAATGTAGCATTTACATTACCACTTACTGTCCATGGATCAGTACCTTGGTTAGCTGTTACTGTACCATCTACAGTCCAAGGATCAGTTCCTTGCGTGACTTCTACTGTTTGTCCAGGGTCAATCGTAATATTACCTGCGATAGGCATATAAGGAACTGTTAAATTCCCACTTGTTCCAATTTCTGAAATATGTGCGTCTACATTGCCTGGAATATTAACATTACCACTAATGATAATGTTACCTTCAAATCCAGTACGGACATAAACGTTGCCGGACGCTTCATCTAATGCTAATGCTTGATTGATGTTGCGTAGATACCACGGAGCAACATTGCTTGGTTCTGGATAGGCCATAAAAAAATACTCACTTGTTAGTGAGTATTTATCTTATTATTTGATATCTAATGGTCTCTGCTTAGTAGCAACAATACAGAAAAAATGCTCTTTAGCTTTTAATTTTTCCCCATCTGGATCTTTGTCATTAGGAAATTCAACATCGAATTCAAAGTTTTGAAACAAGTCAATGTTAAATCCAGTGCGTGTAATCAATGCCGCTAGTTGATTCTTACCTAAAATGCTATAGTGATTTAGATTAAATTCATGCTGTCTTTCAGTATCGGGTGCAGGAACTTCAATGTATATCTTACCAAACTGCTTAAGTATACGATTATATTCCATCAAGCTAAAGATAGGATATGGACTATGTTCTAATGCATGACGCAAGAAGATAAAGTCTACACTTTCATCATAGTATCCATCTTTCTGTGGGATAAAAGTTAAATCATACTTTTTGATTGTATGCCCTTTATCTTCACATATTTTGATATCACCGGGACTTAATGTTACACCAGTTAAATCAGTATAACCTCGTGCTTTCATCTCGTCTAAAAAGTAACCAGGGCCACAACCTAAGTCCAATATCTTGCTATTTTTAGGGAGATTTAGTGGGTCGATGTATTGTTCAACCACTGATTTAGTCAATGACGAATGCATCTGACTATCGCCCTCATCGTAAATGTGAGCAGTATACAACCATTCGTTGTAGAATTTTAATTTGACTAGGTCAAGTGTTTGGTTAATATCGATTATCATTTAGATTCCTATAATTTGATATAATTACTTATTCTAGGAATCTGTTGTATGATTATTTTCTTTTGTAACCTTTGAATGGTTTAACGATACTTTGTGTATTTGTGTCGGGTAATTCGGTGCTTTCATCATCACCGTGATTCAAATCCTCTATATCACTACCAACTGCTTTGTATGCTTGTTTAAGCATTTTGGATTCTATATCAGTATATGGATGAGCAGTATTATAACGACCACTCCATGTTTCAGCATCTATCTCTAATGGATTAATTCCGTCAGCACTAGCAACAGCCATCATAATACGATTCAATTCATAGGTGCGGTCATATCCACCTGGATCACGAAACTTATGTAATCCACGCATAGCAAAAGATTGGCGCTTAGTAGGTGTAGCAACAGTGCGTTGTTCATTTAAAAATTCACTTGCTCTCATTTTCTTTTATAACCTTTAAACGCTTTTACTGGACTTGTCTTGTCTACGTCAGTCGCTTCTTCACTTTTCTTTGTACTGATTAATACTTTACTACCAGGAACACCTGTTTCTCTCATGGCATAGTCAATATCTTTTTCAATCTCAGTTTCCATATATGAACTTACAATCAAGTTCTCTCCCCATGGAGTTTCTTTTTCAAAATTGTAAGCAGGAATACTATCTTGTTCTCTTTCTATTTGACCCCTAGCACCAGCTAATGCTACACCAAAACGATATTGCTTATAGAAATCACTATTAGGCAAACCTGGTATAGTATAAGTGCCCGGTATTGCTCTAGCAATATCAACAGATAATGCTGCACGTTGTTCTGTTATGAATTCTTTGGCTCTCATACTGTTATTTGATTTTCAGTCTCTAAATCAAAATCGTTTTCTGTTTCGATACTAGCATCAGTAGTTTCTGTTTGAACCAGTAGTCCAGGAACAGGAACACCTGTCCATGTAATCTGTGCTGATATAAAGTGATATATTGTTGTATCAACCAGTGGATTAACTAATATACAAACATTAGAATCAATTATATCTACATCATATTCAGTTAGTACATTGCCATTGAACAATGTATTGTGTCCGTTCCACTTTAATCCACTACCATCATTGATTACTGATACATTCAACATGATATTTTCAGTATCAGTTGAGGTTGTATCATTGGAATTAACTTGAAAAATGCCTTGTGTAAATGATTCTACGGGTGATGTGAATATAACTTGCCCAGCCGTGTTTCCAGTAGAATATGCCTCGGACGTGAAAAACCCAGTACTGTATAATTGACTGAAATTATTGTTTACTTTTTCAAATGCAGTGCGTAACGGATCACCTTCACCGTCATTTGGCTCTGCGCCGATGTTAATTATTTCTTGGGTCATGTCTAAATCCTAAACTATAATGTATTTATCACAGTTTTGGATTACTCAGATTCATCCCATAACTTCTTCTGAATCTGATACCACTCAATCCAGCTGTCGTTTTTAGATGCACATTCATGGTAAGTGCCATAATTTCTAACTACGGTCTTTACAAAATCTACGATTGTGACATTATCACCCTCAATAGTTTCTAATTGCTTGGGGCAACCTTTTAACAAAGTTTCAGGAACTTCAGGAAATTTAGCTGTCAATGGTACAGGGGTACTGCAAGATGCTAGGAAAAGTGCGGATAGTATAATTAAGTATTTCATTTTGTTGCTTCGTGTGATATTGTGGCTGCATCATTTACAGATTTCAGTATAATTTGAGGAATCGCCGGACACATTTCAACATATTTGATTACCTCATTGTCTTTTACTACTTCTTTGTCAAGGTATTTGATAACTTCCTGCGTCTTACCTTTTACAAACTCTGTCTTAGTGACTAGTTTTTCTACAATCTTGACATTTTCTTGTTGACTTTCTGCTTCTTTTTCTGCTAGTTTAGCTTCTACTTCTTTGACTTTTAGTTGCCAAGCAGCTTCATTTGCTAGGCCACCCTCTATGAATAAGCCAAAACTCAACAACAATATACCAATTATTTGTATGGGAAGTTGATAAGATTTAATTAACGGGATAAACCCTAGAACGAATCCAGCTATGGTAGCTAGCACACCTACAAAGAATACTAAGTGAATTATAAAGTCAGGGAGAAAATGCAATATGAACATGCATATATTTATCTATAATACTCTGAGTTTTTTAGCCAGTTGTAATAGTTTTGAAAGCCTTCTTCTACATCAACTTTAGGGTTGAAACCAAAGTCTTGTCTAGCTGCATCAATATTCAATGCACCCCTGCTAGGGAAATCCGCGTCCTTGCCCCTAACTTCTACTGTTCCAGACCCTACTATTTTGATAGCCATCTGTGCAGCCTTAAGCAATGTAACACTATGGCTCTTTGTGATATTGTAAGTCTTGTTATCTGTGTTGTCGCTTAGTGCTGCGGCAACGATACCATCAGCAGCATCATCAACATAAGTAAAGTCTAGTGTTTCTGTCTCACCGTTGACT